TGAGCAGGCTTGTTTACATGAACCATTGCTGGCGCAGGAGTGTAGGACTCATCTGCTTTGGGTGGGTCACCCCACTTATTCTTCGTACACTAGCAAGCTAGCATACAGGACAATAAACTGCCCCGAAATCTTTATGCAATTGAACACTGTATGCACATTTGTATAAAGACTTGTTAACCTAAGCATCTATTATAAGACACTTTTTATTTGTTGTCAATATATTTTGAGCAAAGTCCTAAAAATACATTTGGTAGGGCCACCCGGACTCGAACCGGGAACTGGCAGATTAAAAGTCTGCTGTGATAACCATTTCACCATAACCCCGTATATGGTCCCTGCGGCCGGAATCGAACCGGCAACCTTCTGATTAAGAGTCAGTTGCGCTACCTATTGCGCCACACAGGGTTGTTCGTAATTTTTTGATTTTACGTGCCAACCCTAGACCAATACGGGATCTAGAGCGACACTAGAGTTTACCTCGTTTCATGTCATTCTCCTTTGAATTAAAAACTTACTGGTGCTCAAGTACAGAATCGAACTGTTGACTGCTCCTTACCATGGAGCCGTTATACCACTTAACTACAAGAGCTTGGTGGAAGTGGTGAGACTCGAACTCACGATAGACACCGTATGAAGGTGGCGCATTAGCCGCTATGCTACACTTCCAGACTGGAGCAACGGACAGGATTTGAACCTGTGGTTTTCGGGATTTGCAATCCCGTGCATTGGGCCACTCTGCCACCGTTGCATTTGTTGGAGCGGGCGATCGGGTTCGAACCGACGACATTTACCTTGGCAAGGTAATGCTCTACCAACTGAGCTACGCCCGCATAAATTAGTGCCTAGCTACTCACACCACATGAGCCCTAGACTGAGCAGTTTACTCTGTCTCACGTTACTGTCGTTTGGTCCAGCTATCGTCAACCCGAGATATTTTCCGTACTCCTGAGATGAAGTCGTGTGGTAAGATCTCGCGCACCAAGTCCGTCGTTATGGCAAGGGACCACTCGCCCACTTTAATAACCGTAAAGTGTAACGGAGTTTTTGGCTCCACAGGGTGGGCTCGAACCACCGACCAAATGATTAACAGTCATCTACTCTACCGACTGAGCTACTGCGGAATAAACTTGGCGGAACGAAAGAGACTCGAACTCTTAAACCGGGATTAACCGATCGACGGTTTAGCAAACCGCTCCAATACCATTATGGGACCGTTCCTTGTATTACTATTATATAGCAACTGTGCATGCATGTCAACTATATTCTGGTGTTTCCTAGTGGGCTTGAACCACTGACCTTTAGGATGTCGACCTAGTGCTCTACCAGCTGAGCTAAGGAAACCTGGTACCCTGTCTCTGATTCGAACAGAGAGAACTCTTCCTTTTGAGAGAAGCGACTTTACCTAATTTGTCCAACAGGGCATTGTGTGGTACCAAGAGTTGGACTCGAACCAACCACACCTAGTGCTTCAAACTAGTGCTCTACCTGATGAGCTATCTTGGCATTATCTTAGGGACGCCGGCTCAGCTTGGTCGTTTAAGACACGCAGGACATCTGCGTGGCTCCCTATAAAATTGGGTTGAGGTACGAGGATCGAACTCGTGATAGCGGAATCACAACCCGCGGTTTTGCCACTAAACTAACCTCAACATTGTCTGGCCGGTCCTGCAGGAATCGAACCCACACCGCTTGGTTCGAAGCCAAGCATTCTATCCATTGAACTAAGGACCGAATATGTTGGCACGGGAACTAGGGATCGAACCTAGGACGACAGAGTCAAAGTCTGTTGTGTTACCTCTACACCATTCCCGAACAGATCTGGTGCGACCAGAGAGATTCGAACTCCCCACCCCAACGTTCGTAGCGTTGTACTCTATCCAAATGAGCTATGGTCGCATAATTAGTGCTAGATTGTTTACTGCACAACCTAGCAAAGCAGGGGTCTGTAAACTGCATATAACTTATCACATTGTACTCCATATGCAAGGGAGAGTGCTTGGTATCCTGCACGGGTATCGATCCCGTTCCTACACCTTGAAAGGGTATTGATCTAGCCAGTAATCTAGCAGGATGTATTGAATTTGAGAGCCTACGCCGCATTTATCGTAGATTTATTCAGGACTTACCGGCCGCCTAGCCTGACCTCGAGCACGATGGATATCACTTGGGATCCGTCCAGCGTAGTCTCCTTTACAGACCTCCGCAGTTGCCCGCGGGTGGGAGTTGAACCCATTTGCCTTTTACTGTTTTGGTCCTTCGAAGAAACCTCATTAGCGTGACTGTACTTGCTGACACTCTCAAAACTTGGTGGAGGACCAGGGTATTGAACCCTTGTAGTCAGTATGCTTGCAAGGCAAACCCGCCGCCCTCGGCTCCCCCCATTGTACTATCTACAGGACACCCCTATGGGCTTGGTTGTTTAAGAGTACGCCTACCCAGCGACTCTCCTCTAAAACTTGGCGCCTCGTAGGGGACTCGAACCCCTGACATCCGACTAGACAGGCCGGCACTCTACCAACTGAGTTAACGAAGCAGAAAGATGGAGCGGGGTAGGAGAATCGAACTCCTCGCTTTAGCTTGGAAGGCTAAGGTATTACCACTATACGAACCCCGCATAGATTTTGGTGGAGGATACAGGGATCGAACCTGCGACCTATTGCTTGCAAAGCAACCGCTCTCCCAACTGAGCTAATCCCCCAATGACATGGTCGGAGTACAAGGATTCGAACCTTGGACCCCCTGGTCCCAAACCAGGTGCGCTACCAGACTGCGCCACACTCCGATGATTGGTGCCCCCTGTCCGACTCGAACAGACCACCTTCTGATTACAAAACAGATGCTCTACCTGATGAGCTAAGAGGGCAAAAACTTGGTGCGAGATGAGAGTGTCGAACTCCCGACCCTCTGAATGTAAATCAGATGCTCTACCGCTGAGCTAATCTCGCAAATTAATTTTGTATTTTATTTAACATGGTTGCCATGGACAGTTTCGAAATGTCGACCTATCGGTTATCAACCGATTGCTCTTCCTCTGAGCTACACGGCAAAAATGTGGTACTGGGCACGGGAATCGAACCCGTCTTACAAACGTGAAAGGCTTGTGTCCTAACCGATAGACGAGCCCAGCATACAAATGGTGGAGACGGTAGGAATCGAACCTACGGTGTTTCTGATGTCACTGATTTACAGTCAGCTGCCTTCGCCGCTCGGCACACATCTCCATATAGGAACACACTACCAGTCCCGAGGATTCGAACCTCTTTCTCTTATAGTTTACCACGACTTTTGCAGTCAGGCAAGCAATGTGTTTTTATATGGTGCCCCAGAGGAGACTCGAACTCCTAAAATTTGGCTTCTAAGACCAACACGTATACCAATTCCGTCACCGGGGCAATTTGTCACAACAGATTGTTAAGGAACCATGTTCGTCTGCATGACTATGCAGTTGTTATTAGCAACACGATGTTTGCTACAGTTCCACAAGTATAACATCTTTTTCATTGTTGTCTACTAGTTTGTAAAAATATTTTTCTTCTGTTGTTTTTATGCACTCTAGTTGTTGCGTCCACAACCTGCCGCCTGCCGAGTCATGGTCGGGTGGGCTTGGCCTTCTAGAGTGTATAGTAAAGTGTTCTACACGGATACGTACCCGCCTTTCGCCTCGCGGCTAGAGAACACTTTACTATAACTGGATTTTACACATCTGCGTTGTCGCCACAGACTTATCATCCCCAGTCCCGCCCTCATTATAGCCGATGTTTTGAGTGCCGGCAGGGTCGCGTTCCCTATACACACTTTTCATGATCCTAAAAACAAAAAACCCCAGGGTGTTAAGCCTAGGGTCCTTGGAGTTTGCAGTTGTTAATTTGTGTTAACTGTGCATGGTCTCCTGGACCCTTGATTCCTGTGGTGTGCGATCATTACTAATCTCAGTCGCAGACCAGCTGGCCATTGGCAATGAATAGCCTAGGTTATGCTGTTTGCTAAAGAGTGAGAATGATTTACACATTTTGTTTACTTTTCCTTTTTTACAGGCTGCTTTTGCAACCTATGTCGTATTGTATATTTATTTAGTCCTGCTGTCAACCAGCTTTGGAATATTTAGTTTTTTGTTGTAAAAATACAACAAATTGAATTTGGTGCCCTTGGCAGGAGTCGAACCTGCACACTGTGGCTTATCTAGCCACTGCTTTGGCGAGGTATAAGCTCGCTTCTTTACCATTAAGCTACAAGGGCATGATTGGTGCGACTGGCCGGACTCGAACCGGCATGCCGTGAAGCGGGAGATTTTAAGTCTCCTGAGTATACCATTTCTCCACAGTCGCATTAGAGCACGTTGATCAGATCAACGTATTCGTAATCGTATGCTGTGGAGAGCCTTGTAGTTCATGTGTGTATAATAGCTTGAATGTTTATTTATGTCAAGCAAAAATTTATGGCTTGACAACCAAAAATCCAGCGATAGCAGGGATCACTCGATTGCGTCGAGGTTGGCTGGCCATGGTGGTCATGCTGGTTTGTACTACAAATCCCACTTGTTCTACATGTGCTTGCACTTGATCTGTGCAGGTGTACAAAAATATATGATCATGCGATGCGGCATTGATAGCCGCACTAACAAATGCTGTACCACCCGGCCGTAGCACACGATGCAGTTGTGTCAAGAACTGTACCGGATCCTCCACATGCTCTAGCACTTCAACACACACCAACCAATCAGTACTGGCATCCGGTGTTTGTTCTATGCTTTGCACTGTTGCCTGGTACCTAGTGGGGTTCAGTGCAGATGCAAACTCAACTGAAGCAGGACTGATGTCAATTGCATGTCCTTGTATGTTAGACCATGTTTGCAAGATCTTCCAAGAGTATGCGCCAGATCCGACCCCAACATCTAAAAACTCAGTAGCATCAGCCATCTGTTGCACAAATTGATCTTGGAAAAAGCAAAGCTGACGATACTGGTGCGGCCATAGCCAGTGTGATAACAACAGTCCGGGCAAGTACTCTGTCATCATGTGTTCTTTGTTTAGGTACACTGCGTCACTGACCTGTTGGTGAGTACGATTGCGATACTGTCCGGTGCGGTTGAATTCAATTTGGTACTTGATTAGTCTAGTACAAAAATTACGATAGGCAACTTGATAGGACACAGGAAAGCAATCAAATTCTTGTTTCCAAGAATCACCAAACAGCCGATATGCTTGATCTTGATGGGAGATCATTTAACAAAGTCCACCATTAGTATCACACGTTCGCTTGATGATTTATTAGCAGCCTGGTGTTTTTTCCTATCATCAAACAACATCATCTGCCCTTCTTCCCAATAGTAGCAGGTGTTTTTTACTTGTATAAATGCGTTGCCAGGGCAGATCAGTCCCAGATGCGATCTCCACACATTATCAGTGTAGCCTCTATGTGGATGAATCACACAGTCTGGTTCCATGATAGAAAATCCTGCTAGGTACAGGCCCGGAATGTCTTTGATTAGTTCTCGGGTGACAGGACAATTATCCCATCCTGCTTGTTTCTGGTATTGATGTACAAGAAAATACAAGCGCCAACGCTCGTTGTGCAGTTCTTTCATGTGCCAGAGTTCTGCTTGTTCTCTGTAGAGTAAAAACTCATCACGGATTGCTTGCCAGTTGTCTTGCAACGGCTTGAGGAACGGGTAAGCATCAATTGATTGAAACACAGGAAGTTGATCTCTCATACAAGTATATATGCTGAGGTATTGGTCCGGCGCACAGGAATCGAACCCGTATTCTAGAGGTAGAAGCTCTATGTATTATCCGTTATACGAACGCCAGTTGTTTGGTGGGCTGACTTGGAATTGAACCAAGACTCAATGAATTATGAGTTCACTGCTTTACCATTAAGCTATCAGCCCGTTGAACTATTGTATGTTAATTTATCTTTTGTGTCAATCTTCAACTGAATAGTAGTCTTTGTCCAACCAAGCATGCACGATATCTTCTTGTCTTAGATATCCGTAGCTGTTGACACTGGCTATACAGTTGTCGTTGATCAGGCCTTGGTCAGCCAGGTGCTGCCAATTGGTAGTTCGTGGATCTAAAAAGTTTTCTGAGTTTTTATAAACTGCGGCATAGATCCAAGGATTTTCTCTGCGCTTGTAGAAATAGGCATCACGACAATCAAACCCATTGATGGCCAACATGTACATTAGGTTGCCGTATGTGTAGTTGTAGTAGCATCCATTCATGGTGCGATGCACTAGTCTGTTGTGATGATAGTTTATCTGCTGTGGAATAGTTAAAATCATCATACCATTCACATTCATTTGCTGGTTCCACAATTTAAGTGTGCTCAATGGATTGATTGCGTACTGGAACGCATCGTGGCACCAAAGAACATCCACAGGCTTGGGCAACAATGCAGTTTCAAAATCGCCTTTGATCACTGTGACATTTTCCGGCAAGTCTACTACCAGTCGATTGGTATCTATATCCACAGCATAACAATCAAAATTATAGGGCTCAAATGGGTCTTCTTTGTTGGTTAGTGTAGCCCACCAATTGATATCCAAGCCACCACCACAGCCCAGGTCTGCCACAGTGGTAACAGATTCTAGAAAATCATCATAACCGTACAACAGATCTAGCACATAACTGGAATGTTCGTGACTGTGGTACGGGTTTCTAAACTGTTCCATGCTTCAAAATTTCCAAAATAAGTTTTGTTTTCAGGTGGTCAAGACGTGATTCAAGTTGGTGGCAAGCTTCTGCTATTTCTAACTCGCTGCCCCATGACCGTTGTGTGGCCAGATGAGTGGCCCAACGAGCCACTTCATCTTTTTCCATTTGTACTTCGGCTGCATTACCTTTGGGCTGTGCTCGTACACAAAGATTAAATTCTTCAATAAGATGATCAGCTTGTTCACGCCAGTCAATCATACTGACACATCCTCCATGCCTGCTGTTCTCAATCGCACCACATGACCCAGCATGAAGTTCTTGCTTTCAAGACCTTTCATCACACCCAGCCAGCGATTGCGCAACAGTGCAACTTCATTGATGATGGTTTCAAAGTCAATCACTTCGTCTTCGCCATCCACATACTTTTCAGCATCACGACTTGTGAGTGCTCGAGCATATCCTTCAAGATACTTCTGAAAGTGCTTGCGTCGGATTTTTCGTAGTTGTATGTTCAGATACTCAAGCACCGCTTCAATCTCTTGTAGTTGATTGAAACGATGCTCGGTTATGCCAGGTAGTCCACTTAGGTTCTTTTCAACTATTCCAGCAATACGTACATCACTGCGAGCGGATATGAGTTCAGCGTCATAGTATGTTATGAAGTCTGGTATCTTTCCAAGATCCGCAACAACACGATTGTACCACATCAGTCATCCTGATCGTAATTGTAATCTGTTTCTTCGTCTGCATCGTCTTCTTCGGGGTCCAGATACTCTTCGCTGGCACGTTTGAGATATGCATCCCCACCTGCCAACATTCTCAGGTCCTGGTCCTGTAGTCCACTGTCGCTCAGAATACTAAACATATGATCAGCCGCTGCCTGGCGATCTTTCTGTGGGATGTATTCTTTAAGAGTGGTATACGCATCTATCAATAGATCAATATCTAAGCTCATTCTGTTGTCTCCTCTACTGCCAATTGAGTTGTTGTGACCACATGGTGAGGATTGTCAATGAAGTCTTGCATCACTTTGTCCAAACACTCGTCATCGTTGCGTTCCCAACCCTTGCGGAACTTCTTGATCACTGTTCCATCAGCTAGTGTATATAGCAAACTATTGCCTTCCTTCTTAAGAAGATCCTTGCCCTCCAGCATGTCAGTCATGCCTGAGTATGGGCTCATACCTTGCTCATACGGAATCTTAACTTGCACTGACTCAAACGGCTTGGCATAGCGAGTTTTCATGATTTTACATGCGGCACGAATACCATTGACTTCGCTGACTTTGTTGCCATCTTCATCTTCTTTTAGTTTTAGCTTGCGCATGGCAACCACAATACTTGATGCATAGATAAAGCCTTGACCACCTGAGATCTTGTCATCTGGGTCAAACATGTCTTGACTTGCGTATGTGTGTGCAGTACATACCAGGCCTAGATTCAAGTTACCAAACATGTTCACACAGTTACGAACCAATGCAGCCAGTGCTTTGGGTTTACGACCCATGTCACCTTTCATGTCACCTGCTTCAAACTGGTTAACGTCTGTGGGTGTTAGCAACATACCCAATGAGTCAACCACAAACAGGACCTTGGGACGTTCTGCCTCCGGCATGGTTTTGTATTCCTTGACAAATTCGCTAATCATCTTGGCCACATCGTCAATCATTGCCATATTGAGTTTCAACAACTTGTCTTCGCTGGTGTCTACGTCCAGTGCATGTAGCCACTTTTCGTCCAGTGCGTTTTCGCTGTCAATCAAGATAACATAAATGCCTTGTTTTTGTGCATTGGTAATCAAGTTACCCGAACAAATAAATGATTTGCCTGCGCCTGATTCGCCGGCAAACACAGTGACCTTGCCCATTGGAATGCCTTTATCAAACGCACCCGAGATAAGATAGTTTAGTGTGTAGTTGCCTGTTGAGATCCATGTGTCTGGATCGTTAAAGCCGACGCTGATACCGTCGATGCTTTTTGTAATAGATTTTCTAAATTTAGATAGGTCAAAAGGTTTTGCCATGATGTTCTCCGAGTTTGTTTATGTTAACATGTTATGTATCGCAAATCAACCTTGTAGTAAAACATATGGATCATTTTCCAAATTGCGATACACCACTTGTCTTAGGTCTGCTAGTTGTTCTGTGTAGTTGGAAAAATTGCCCAGTGGAATTGCGCCAGGCAAAGGTTGAAGTTGGTTCTTGTTGCACCATTCAATATATGTTGGGGATGGTAAGACACAATGTGGCTTGACCAACTGCATTGCAATATTGAATTGTATGTGACTGAAATTATCAATTTCACTTAGGTCACCGTCATAGTGCCATGCATCAAATGTAGTACGGCCAATGTTAGCATACTCAATCCGTAAATGACACTGATCGTAGCTGAAACACTCTGTATAGTCCAAACTGTTTATTGCCAACGGCAAAGTATTTGCCAGGTTGTCAAACTCCAGTAAACTATGATCGTAAAATTCAATTTCGTGTGTGTTACGATTGATTCTATCAAAGTCAACACCTAACTGGTTCATTATTTGCTTTAGATTAGGATGTTGGCGACTTAATCGTTGCCAGTGACAATGTATCTGCTCCATGTAACGTTGATCTAGTATTCGATCAGCTGAAATTTCAAATGGCTCAAGGTGGAATGCAGGCAGTTTGGCATTGATTGCGTGTAGCGTGTCTAGTACTTCTTTACCAAGTTGTATTGGCATTGGGTACTGTTCGCGCACACAAAATCTATTGGCTTTTTGCTCCTGTAAGGACTCTAACCATTTGTCCGTCAGCGGATTGTGAAAAAAGCCCAGGGACAAAAAGTCCCCAGACTTTTCAAAAACCAGTTTCATTAGCTATTTTTTTGACGGCTACGAATCATTGCCAAGATGTCTTCAGCACGTTGGCTAGAAGGTTTGGCTTCAACTGGCGCAGTTGCGGCAGGTACTTCTGCTTCATCAACTTCAAACGGAGGAGTATCTTCGATTGGCACAGATGCAACAGGTGCTGGCTTGGCCGCTACAGGTGCAGGGCGAGCGGCTGGTTCATCACCAGTGCTACCTTCACCACCACGGAAGCCTGCCGGCTTGAAGTACTGGCTCCAACGATCTGGATCATATGCTTGACCATCTACACTTGCTTCAAACATTTCCTTGATCACTTTCAACTCTACATCAGAGGGCTTCTTAGGCAAGAAGTCTGCAAGATTGAACAAACCAAACTGTTCAATTGCTCCTGCTTCTGCGGCTGTGAGCGCAGTTTCCTTGCGGCTCCAGCTTGAAGTGCTGTAGTCAGCGTAGCCACCTTTAGAAGTCTTCTTAACAGTAAAGTCAAGACCGGCTGCGTAGTCAGTTGGCATATTTTCCATTTCAGGATCCATCAATGCATTCTTAACAATGTTAAAAATCTGAGGACTGATGATGAAACGACGGATTGGGTTTTCTGGTGTCTTGTCATCTGCAATTGGGTTCTCGTGTACAAAACCCTGGAACAGGTAACTTTTCTTTTTCCAGTACTTGCGACCCATTTCTTCCAGGCTCTTGTCTTTGAACCATGTGCGAACTTCTGCCAGCACAGGGCAAGCATCGCCGTACATTTCAACACAAGGTACTTGTACAATAACAGGCTTGCTGTCTGCTTGGCCTTTGATGCCAGCAAATGGCAAACGAATCATTAATCGTTCAACCCAGAAGAAAGAATTTTTGGAGTTGCCGTCTGGAAGAAAACGGACTTTTGCTGTGGTACCTTCTGCGATGTTCCAATGCGGATAAATTGCATTGTCGCCTCCGGTTTGATTGCCGCCTGTGCGGTTGTCTTGCGCTTGTAGTTTTGCGCGAATTTCTGCGAGAGATGTAGCCATGATAGTTTCCTTTATAAGTTAAGATGGTCTTTATGTGCCTAGATACACACTAGCACCCTGCTAGTATATAACAGTAGTATTTATGATGTCAATAAAAAAGGCACAAATTTTGTGCCTTTGGAGTAATGATTCGAACGCTTATCGTAAGCCGGCAATTCGAAGCATACGAGTGAGTTCTTCACTTTCTGCCATTGGAGGAGTGGCAGGTGGTGGCTGTGTGTCTGCAGGATTTGGTGCAGGCTCAACTGGTGCTTCTGGAGCGGCGTCAGGTGCGCTGGCAGTGTCTTCAGCACCAACCACTTTGTCATACAGTCCAGGCATTTCTTTTTTAATAAACTGTTTTACTGCTTCATTGGCATCTGTTTCTGGACCACTGATTTCAGCCAGTTCGTGTAAGTTATCAAACAGTGTGTCATCGCCTATTAGGTCATACAATGCGTTGGTAGCATTAGTAGCGTCAACTCCAACCTTGAGTGGTTGGGCCAACAAGTCTTTCAACTGTTGTAGTTTTTCAGGTGTGTCCGGAAGTGCCCAGGTACCTTCGCTCAACATGTCAATGTCTTCAAGAGTGATTTCATAATCCGTTTCTTCAATACGATCACGCAAGGAAGATTTCAAGTTTGCATTTTCACGAATACCACGTAGGTCACGTAGGTAAGTTGTGGCCAATTGCACTGCAAGAGCACGTTCTTCTTGCACTGCTTCAGGTTGTGTTTCGTTCAAGGAACCAAACTGTCCTGCCCAACGTTCAGCAAACTGGCGCACTTCTGGCATGTCTACTGCACGTGCGGCAATGTCTTCTAGCACACGTGTGACCAATGCTGTGTTGTCCACATAGCGTAGACTTTCCATGTACTGGTCTTGTGCATCGTTTTCTGCCATGACCAAGGCCATTTGTTTTGTGATCACATGTTTGACTGTTTCCAGTTGTAGCTGGCGGCTTTCTTGTTGACGCTTGTATGCCTTGTGTACATAGTTCAAGCTGTCCATTAGTCTGTCATCAAATACCTTGCGACTAAAACGTTCTTTGAGTGCAGTGACATCTGCATCGTCTTCTTCGTCTTCTTCATGTTGGAATGTTTCCATGAAGCGAGAATAACCACGACGGCCTTTTAGTGCTGATAGATGTTCGTGTAGGTCGCGATATCGAGATGTTGCGGCTTCTACCATGCTACCTGTTTCAACATCTTCAAATGTTCTGTGTTTCATTGTGCGGGCAAAACGCCCTAGCTCGCCCATTTCGTTTACCACGTTGACAATGTAACTGCCAACATCATCATACAAGTTGCCGCCTTCGCTCACGTGACGTGCCACTGCACGGGCACCACTCAGCTTGTTGACTGGCATACGGAAACGTTCGCCTTGTGCATTCTCAACGTAGATACTTTCAATATGTCGACTGCGACTACCGCGGCGCTCAGGATCAATGCTTTCATTGTGACGCACAATTAGTCGTGCGTTGCCAACATTTTCAAAACTAAGTCTTGGGGTACCATATAAACGGCTTTCGTTGACGTTTAGTTCGTCGGCGCTGTATGTGCTGTCAGTTTTACTCACTTGTTTGATATCCTTGATGTTTAAGTTACTGCGACTGATGTCGCGAGTATCAAATGTTAGGAGGTTACGCTTGGCAAAATAACGCAGTTCACGCAGGAATGTGTACCACTCTTGTCTTTGTTCTTGGTCCATCTCTCCGCTGATGTTTTTGCTGAAGTAGATCTTCAAACTGTTTTCATCAATCAGACTGATAGTAACGGTGCCAAAGCCATGCCCATTGGAATCCTGATAATCAAAGTTGAAAAATCTTGCTTTTTCTGGGTCAGTTGTTGCTTTGGCTGTTTCGTCGCCCAGGCTCACATCTTCAAATCTACTGCGGATTTTTTCAAACAGTGCTTCGCCAATTTTAGTAATTTCTCTCATAGTAGAGTATTTAGCCTCATATTAGTATAAAGGGCATGGGTTCGATAAAGTCTTCCAGTGTGTCACGCAACTGTTTATCCAGATTAGCATCAAAGCCTTGTAGCAGTTGTAGCATGCGAACCACCAACATCATGCTCATAACTAGATCGTCTGTTTCACCTTGCTTGGCTGCATAACTAGTGCCATGTGCCACAAAGGTCTTGAGTTCAGAAATCAAGTTCTTGCTGGCAACAGTGAGTTTCTTGGTTTCTAGAAGTGCTTTGAATTTGGCGCACACAGCAAGTTTGGTTTTGTTTGTGGTGTTGAATCCTTTACGATAGGACCTAGCGCCACCCATGCGTTTTGGTTCGCTCAAGAAAATACCCGGAATGTTTTCTTCGCCAATTTCTGCAATGGCAACCAAGGCAGCTTCGCCCAGTGTGTTGTTCTCTACAGAATAGTACACGCTGGTGCTGTCTGTGCATTCTACTAGGTGACTGGTAATTTCTTTAAGAATAGCCACTTGTCGTTGCACAGGTGTTTTGTTGTGCTGCCACTCTGCCACTTGCATCAAGCTAGGCAGCTCAAGCACTTGCATAGCACTAGGGTCACCACCTGTGCCAAGGCTTGGATCTAGTCCCACAAGATATGTACAGCCCTTTTGTGGCTTCTTGTACCAGCGCACTTGTCCCTGACGTTCAATTGGTTCAATGCCAGCCATCTCTATTAGGTGAATTGGATTGATCAAGGTTTCGTCAAAGATAATGAATTCGCATTCCATTTCTCGGCGGAAACGTTCTTCTCCCAGTTGAGATCGCATTTGGTCTGCCCACTTGTTATCACGGTCTGGGTGCTCTTGCCACTTGCTACGATATGCTTTGAATCCATTTGTACCAACTTCTGTTTCATTGCCAAATTCATCAACACACTTGTTGGCCTGTTTCCAAATCAGTGCAAACTGATCTTCGTCTGAATTTGGAGTACTTGTGATGATACACTTACCACCAGTGGCCAGTGTGGGTGTGATTGAAGTCCAGAAGTCTTTTGCAATGGTTGGGCGCACAAATGCGAACTCATCGCAATACAATAATGATATACTCATACCACGACCAGTGTTTTCTGTTGTGGTTTGTGCAACAATACGGCTTCCGTTATCAAAGTCGATTGAGCCTTTGTTGTAGCTGGTGCTACCTGCTCGGATAAAGTCTGGACAATTTTCGTATGCATAGCGTATGCGTTGCATGATCTCTTGTGCGCCCAGGTACTTGTGGGCCGCAACTAAAATTGTAGAATCTGGTATGAACATTGCGTACCATAATAAATACCCTGCGGCACTTGTGGATTTGCCCGTTTGTCTAGGCATTAAACTGATAGAAAACCTATAATTGTGGTAGGTATCAATAAGTTTCTCTTGATATCCGTAGGGATGATACTGTATACTACCTTTGGTAGGATGCTGTATGTAAAAATAGTTGTCCATGAAATACTGTGGACCCGTGACAGGATCAGCGCAACGAGCAATTTCAATAATTTGCTGTTCTGTGAAATTTTCAACCTGGTGCGCTTTTTTTACAATTACGCCTTCTAGACTTTTCGCCATGATAAACTTTGTGTCCTTATTAAATAGTATTTAACATGAACTGCTTACTTCTTAATTCTAATTATGAACCAATTTCTATCCTGCCATTGAGCATCATCAACTGGCAACATGCCATCAAGTTGATGTTTTTGGATAGAATACACGTGCTGGAAGAATACGAACATCTTGTGGCTCGTAGTTCCAGTCTCACGATTCATTACCCAGCAGTTGCAGTGACCAAGCACTACTTCAACAACAAAAAGGGTGTGCGCCTGAGTCGGAGCAATTTGTACCTGCGTGACTTGTACCAATGTCAATACTGTGGTGATACGTTCCCTGGCGACCAATTAACAATTGACCATATGATTCCAAAATCAGCTGGCGGTAGGGTAACTTGGGAAAATGCGGTAACTGCTTGCAAGCCATGTAATCACAAGAAAGGCACCAAGCTGTGGAAGCCCATGCGCTTGCCGTACAAGCCCGATTACTACAACTTGGTTTCTAAATGGAAGAATCGCCCTATCCATATTGAACACCCAAGTTGGATGCAGTACCTAGGCGTTGAAGACAAACGTATGGTCAACGGTTAGATCCACCCCATAGTGCAAACCATGCGGGTGTGCCCGGCTTGATGCCTTGTTCGCGCATCAGTCGGGCTTTGTCATTTTGTGGATTATCTTTTTGCCAAGCAGGTAGTGTCATAAAGTTTGTTCTAGGAACCACACCATTGGCTATGGAAAACACAGGATCGTGTTCATCTAGCACAGTGTCAGGTATTGCACTGTCTGAGTTGGCTGTGCTTGTGAAACGATATTGTTTCATACTGGGCTGTAGGGATTACGAAAACGATCATGGCCGTCGTCCTCAGGATACACAGGATAATCGTTTGGGTTCATTATTCGGCAGCGCCTTTGCACTTGGCACGTTTGGCATTGGTCAATGCACCGTAGTCAACTGCCCAGATTTGGCCGCCTGGAACTTCTTTGGCATTGGCAGGAAATGCAAATGCAACACCTGATGCTTTTTCAACAGCGTCCAAGCTAACACGCATCGGAACTAGATCGTTGCCTTGGCCACCTTCGTGCTTGAAAGCAAACGCCATTACTT